GTACCTTTTAGAATTTCAATTGCACCAGTTCCACCGGCTGTAGCCATGCTGTTTGGTCCAGGTGGTAACTTGACTACAGTGTTAGGGGCAATTTGAGAACGATACTGTCCTAATGCCGCTGTGCCTTCTGCCCCAGTTCCACCAAGTGGACGGCCTTGTAAGTATTCAACTGCGCGAATGTCAGATGACTGAGCCTCATAAGGTTGCGCGTCACTAACAATTCTGCGCTGTCCTTGCTTGTTGTACTGGACAACAACAGGCTTATTTCCAATCATTAGGTTCTGTGGTGCGCCATACTCTTGCGACGCAGTGATAACGTCAGTCATTGACTTTGCAAGTTGATCCGCTGGAAGGAGAGACATCAACGCCCTTTGCTCCCGACTTAAATTAGCAAATGGGCTGCTTTGCTGTGCTTGCTGCATAGGCTGAACCTGTGCCTGCGTTGGAAGTTGTCCAATCATGTTAGCGCGATCCACTGTAGGACCGGCAGGCATATTAGGTACTGCGAGTGACTGTTCAGGTGTAATGGCAACACCGGCAGTTGGCATTGAAGTGACTGGCACTCCTTGGCCGTAATCACCCATAAGCATTTTCTGCATACCTGAAAGCAAATCCCTTGAACGCTTGGCCTCATCCAACTTCTGTCTCGTGGCGATGTTGGCAATAGCACCTTGTTGCGCCTGCTGATAACCTTGCTGCCCAGCACCGTAAGCCTCACCCAAAGCCTGTCCAATCCCGATTGGGACTGCGCTTGGACCTGATGACTTGAGAAGGGACGCGGCCAACGCCATGATCCCCTGATTGTTCATCCTTGCGCGTTGCTCTTCGGTGAGATACTCCTCAAGACCAGTATCTCCACCGCCAAACATATTGGAGCCAAGAAGACCACCAAAATCAAAAGTTGCCATGATTCACCTCAACCAAAAAGACTAAGAAGACCGCCGATGCCAGCACCAACTGGTCCTCCGAGTTGATAGCCAGCCAATGCACCGCCCAATGCTCCTGAACCTACATTACGAGAGTAAGGCGTTGTGGTAGACATACCAAGGTTTGGGATGTTGCCGCCCAATGCGCCGGTAGAGACACCCAACTTCTCCATACCGATATTGCGGATAGCATCCAACTGCTGCTGATCGAACGCTTGACGCGCACCGCCCAAGGCCATCACGTTCTGACCACCTTGGATGTTCTGACCCCTAGCGTACTGAGCCAAGTTTGCTGCTTGTCCGTAACCCTGCTGACGCATATTCGCTGACAGGTCAGCGGCCTGCTTGAGTGCAGCAGCGTTAGTGAGGCTAGACTGCACACCCTGACGTGTTCCACCAAACGCCTTGGCTTGTGTAGCGGCCTGACGATCTCTGAGGTCTGCCATCTGACGGCTTGACTCAATGTCGCCCAGGCTGCGATCAATTACGTCTTGCTGGTACGGGTTCATGAAGGCGTTGATGTCCTGACCCGTAAATGGAGTTAAGGACTGGTTAACGATCTGCTCTTCACCCGCCGTGTACATTGGGTTAAAGCCAGCAAACTGGCGCACTCCCAGTGCGTTTGCGACTGATTTACCCTGACCCAAGTTCTCAAGGTACGCAGCCTTTAACTGCGGGTCGATGGCTTGGGTTGATGTTGTGGAACCGCCTTTTGACATTTTGTATCTCCTTACGCTTCGAGCAAGCCGCGAAGTTTGCCCTTTGAAATCTTGCCTGCGTTGATGGCGTTCATCAACTCAATGCCGTACTTACCAACGGACTTGGCGTTGATAACGTACTCTCCGTCATCCAATCCACCGTAGCCGTCATCTGGACCCATTGGGTTCGGACCCTGTAGGCGATCCATTGTGACCTTGCCGCCTTTGGCGTATCCACCTCCACGCCCCCATCCACCCCTGTCGCCTCCGGGTTCGCCTCGGCCTTCAGGACCGTTAGGGCCATCACTTCTACCAGATGTGTCAACACCAACATTACCACCTGTTGGGCTAAGACTGCCATCTGGGTTTGATGTATAAGATACTCCACCAGCCGCTATTGCGTCTTTTGTTGCTTGTGCATTTGCAGCATCTGTCATCGCTTGGTTTGCTGCTGCCGCTGCATTCGCTGCATTCATGGATTGCTGTCCTTGTGCTGTAGCTACATCATTACCCATTGAGTTTGATGCAATGCCTGCTCCTGTGGGAGATGTAACCCCGTAGCCACCGTTTGCAACTGAACTACCGTAACCGCCGCCACCGTATGTTGGGTCTGCTGCAATCAAACTAGCAAGACGCTCTTGATTTGCTTTTGCTTCGTTTGTTGTTGCGTATGGAAGCATTGCCTGAGATGCATATTGGGCTAAAAATCCACTAGGTAAAAGTCCACCGAGTGCATTTCCATAGGCATCTAAACCTAACGCTAGATTACCCATAAAGGTTGATGGTCCTGGTCCCGCCATTGGGCTTTCACTTCTAAAGCCACCTTGTTGTGATTCGCCCCGTCCACCGCCACGGTTCGTATTATTCAAAGCCTGCAATCGAAGAAGTTCATCGTATGCGCTTGATGATCCAGAAGATGGTGCTGCTACTGGGTAAGCATTGAACCCACCAGTGTAGGTGGAGTTGTTCATGGCATTGCGTCTGCGCATCAACTCCATGATCTGCGAATACTTGTCGTTGCCAACAATTTGTGGGGTTCTACCAAATTCTTTTGGGAACTGGTCTTGGTATGACATTCCACCTGACCCTCTGTCAGGGAATGGTTGGGTATAAATGTTTCTGCCACCTAAACTCATGATAATTCCTTGCTTAAAATGAACCACTTAGGTTCGTAACCCTCATCCTTTAAGAACGTCTTCTGCCAACCCTGACGGCCAGCAAGAGATACTCGACTGCAACCCAACTGCTTGCCCCAAGACTCGATGTATGGTCGCATCTGCTTGAGTTCATCTAGGTCGCCGCCAGCAAGGAAGAAGTGCAAGTCCTTGATTCGCGGGTAGACAATGATCTCAGTAACCACTGCGGATTTAGTGCCAGGCCAGAACTGAAATCTGTTACTAGCCACACCCTCCGCAATGTCTTCAATTGTGTGTGTCCCTCCTGAGTATTCTAAAGCCGCTTCGATGTGTTTGCGCAGCGACCAAAACTCCTCCATTAACGCTTACCTGCCGTTGTAGTCTCCAAACGCATAACCCCAACGCGCCAGTCATCCAATATGTTGCCTGTCACCTTCATCTTCACGGACCGGCCTGAGAACCTAGCATCGGTAGGAGCCTTGGCCGAGAACGGCCCATAGGTAGACTCAGCCGAGGTCGGGTACAGCCTTGACGTGAAGGAGATGGCAACCTCGCCCAGTGTCTGCTCGTCAGGAATAACTGACCTGACGGACATGATGTTCTCGCCTGTGCCGATCTCAATGGGTCCTGACTGGGCATAGGGATTGACGGAGTCGTAGGTGAAACCCACCTCATGCTCGTAGATGTAGGAGTCTGCGCTGACCATAAGGGGGTTTTTGAATACTCCCCTATCAGTGCCAGCCGTGCGAGATATGGTTCCAATCGCCCAGTGACCCTCACGGTAGTTGTACGTTACATAGGAATCATTCTCGTTTGATGCACTTGACGGGTAGAACCAAATGACCTCGCCAAACGAAGAGTTGTGTACAGCGTAGACCTTTGATGACTGGTTGTAGTTGATGTTGTTGAAGACGTAGTCTGAGACGTCGCAGCTAATTGGCTTGACATAACCGTCGTACTGCCAAAAGCCCGACTTAGACATCCACATCGCCGCAGTGTCAATGGCCGCAACGGATTGGGTAGAGATTACTCCGCATCCAGAACCCGCCTTCTCAAACGAATAAATGAATGGCAGTCCAATATAGGTGGCTGTGTGTACATCCACATCTGTAAACAAAAGGTTTACACCTCGGACTCTTTTGCCTGCCTTGAGTGAGCCGACTGTAGACAATTCAAAGTCACCAGCCTGATTAGTTGACGCGGCAGTCCATACTGTGTTGTCCTCTTGGTCACTCCAAGACACTTTGCGACCATTACCACCTGCACCTAACGCAAACATGATGCGCTCTGAAGTCACTAAAACGGCAGCGCAACTCGTTGGCGCG